TCCTTCATAGAAAGTATAAGCTCAGTAGTCTTCTATGCGTCAGCGGGGGCTGTCTACTAAGCCGAGATAATCCCCGGTATGAAGGTACTTATACTACGTATTTAATATTCGTGCAAGTTTATTTTATTTGATTTCTCTAAATATATTATGGCCTTTTTTAGTATATCAACATCATCTTTAAAACTTCCTAAAGCCCTATTGCATGGGCCACACAATACCCCTCTAACTTTACCAGTCGTATGACAGTGGTCTACAGGCATGTGTCTAGGTAACCCTAAACTATCTACGTCGGTTTCAATCTTATTACATATTGCACAAGTATAATTTTGATCTACGAGCATTTGTTTATATGTTTCGTAATCTATACCATACATTTTTTTTAAATCTGCATTTTTTGCTTTTTCTGGATTATTTTTACGCCACTCTCTAGCGTAATCTACTCTGTCTTTAGATGGGTATGTTTCTTTCCACTCCCAATTAGTTGGACCAAGAGGGGCGTTTATATTTTCTTTACGAAGTATACATCCTTCGGGTTTATCCCCAACACAAGCTACAAATTTCCAAAAATCTTCCGCCCATTCCTCTACAAGTGCGTTGTTAGTTTTTCGTTTATGCCAGTGATATGTTTGGTATAAAGGGTGTTTTTCCCTAGTCCCCCAATCTTGTTGTCGAGTTTGCTCAACACTACCGTGCCGTGAATACCTAAAAAGGTGTTTTGCACATAATTCAGACGTTAATGTTTTTTGTTTGTCTGTACAGCCCGGAACTTTACATTCAGGACGTAATGATTTTATATGTGATCTATAGTGAGAACAGCATAGTGTCCCCCTATATACTTTTGATGTGCAGTTTAATATAGAACAAAAAGGGGCCAACATGGCCCGCTCTTGTTCATAATGTTTCCTACATAACCCTTTTGAAAAAATAGAGTTATTACAACTTTTTTCAGAACAATCTACGTACCCCATAAAACCTCCTAAGAAACAGTATGGGGTAGTGTATCAAGTTATCCCTTTACTGTCAAGCCCCGGTCGATCCGTACATAGAAAGTGGATCCGAGTACCCGAAAGAATATCTCTCGCGACTGCGGTACCTTACATTTCCGGTGTCGAAATCTCCTGACATGTCATTTGTGATAGGAGCACGAACAAAATGCTTCATACCATTAGGTACATCAGTAGTTAAGAACCAACCATTAGAATCAGTCAAGAAATGGTTTATCGCGTAGCCTTGTGGGATAGCACCGTTGCTCTTCAATGCGTTCAAGTCATTGTCAGCAGTACCAACACGTTGTTCAGTTTCTAACAAGCGAGTAGCAACGAATTGCAATGCAGGTGGAACGATCAACTTTTTAGGTTTAGCAGCAATCAGTAAACCACGTTCATCAGTCCAAGCAGCGATTTGAATAACAGCCGCTTCTAAAGAAGTTTCGTTTAAATCAGCAGGAGTAGAAGGAATATTGCTGTTAGTAGCGCCATTAACTAAAGGATGAGCAGAAGAGAATAAAGCAACACCATCACCACCAGCATAAGCTGAAGAGAAACCGTTGTTTAAAACAGCAGCCGCTTTAACTTGTTTAGTGTAAGACATAGCGCGAGCCAAACCTTTAGTATAACGAGCAGACAAAGAGTCATACAAGTTATCTTCAATAGCTTCTTCAGTTAAAGAGAAACCTAAAGCAATTGTTTCGTGGTTGTAGCGAGCAGTCCAAGCTTCTTGAGCATTGTCATAACTAATGGCTGAGCCTTCGTTTTTGACAGGAGCTGCAGAGAAACCAGATAGTTTTGTTTCTTCTTCGAAAGAACGTTCTGATGATTCAGTTTCATAAATTTCTTTATGTTCTTCACCGTAACGAGCATATTCTAAACCGAAAAGAGCGTTTAGACCCGGTAATAGTTCTTTTAAAAGTTGTGCACGTGAAATAGCCATATATTATTGCTCCTTAAGCGCCGTAATATGAATGAATACCGAAGTTAATTTTTACTAATACTTCAGGGTATTGAGTAATAACTAGGGTAGCAGAAGCAGGAATTGTTACACCTGAAGCTGCGTTCATAACAAGAGATGTTGCACCAATAGCATAGCTAGCAACTAAGAATGATCCAGTTTGTACTAATTGACCGTTAGCTGCAAGAAATGCAACGTCAGAACCAATAGTTAAAGCTGAAGTCAGTGCTGGTACAGTGATAGTAACAGTAGTAGTTGAAGTGCTAGGAACAGATACAGCAACTGCAGATTCTTTTACTGTGTCAATAACACGGTAAGCCAAACCAGTAGAAGGAGTAGCAGATGGAGTAACAGCACCAATAGTAGAGTTACCAGTGTTTACGTTAGCAGCAGCATCAGCGCCAGCAACGTTCAAGCCAACTAAAGCTTGTGAACCAGAAGTAACAGTACCAGCAGCAGCAGACAACATAACTACCTTAAAGATAGTATCAGGATCATCACAAACAATAGCAACAGCATCACCAGCTAAAGTATTAGCGGGCCAGTATTGAGCAAACAATTTTTGTTTGGTTAATGGGCTAGTGTATGAACATCCTAAGAAAATACCAGTGATTTGCTTAGCAGTAGTTGCCGCGGCAATAACAGCTCTAGTAATAGTACCAGAAGCAATTACAACAGCATCGCCGTAACCAATGCTAACATTATATCCGTATTGAATAGGAATGTTACGAGTAGAGCCAGCAAAAACCTGACCCCCAATCAAATTTACGGGTTTTAAGCCGTATGGTGCACTTACAATAGGGTAAGCCATTTAAACCTCCAAAATTAAAATTAATTTCTGCCAAATGATGTTGTGGATTTACGCTCATTAAAGAGTGGCATCCTTGGATCGCTTTGGCGCATTAGATTATTATCTACTGCTTCTGTTTGAGCCTGTGTTTGGTTATTGAAATGCTGTGTGCGTTGTTCAATAAACTCTGTAGGTGTCTTACATAACAATAAACCACCGATCTCTATGTTGTCTCTAAAACGACTAGTAGGGTCGATTAACAGTTGCATTCTTGGTTGCTCAGATACATCAACAGGCTCCCAACCTTCTCTCAGTTTTGATGAAAGATTGCGTGGATCAGCCGAATTTAATGTTGATGTTCTAATCCATCTATACGCGTAACCCGGCTGTTTATCAGGTTCAGGTAAAAGTTCAGCTGGTGCCCACTGCTTAGGACGGGCTGAAGTATCGCGTGTAGCGGTTTCTCTAGGTATTCTGTTCTCAGCCATCTTAGGCCTCCAATTTTGTTAGTTCACGGGCATATTGTTCGTTGGTCAATCCAAATTTTTTGGCTAACGCAACCTGTGTTTTACTTAGCGTCACCTTTTTAGGGGCTGTGCTTCGTTTTACAGACGCTACTACCGTGCTAAGTTTTGATGTGCGTTGAGTCTTTGGCTCATCGCTTTGATCCTCAAATTCTTCTGGGAATCTGCGGCTTACTTCTCTATCAATATGCTTGTAGTATTCATCCGTTCCAATGAACTTTTCCCCATATGTTTCAAGTAAGTCTTCATGTACACCTTTAGCATACCGAGTCATACTCTTTTTATCAGGGTCTACAAACCACGGATTTTCGGCTACCCATTCCGCTACCTTCGGGTCTATCTGTGCAGCTTGTTGCTGCTTTCGGGGCAAAACTTGTGCATCACTATCGATGTTTTGTGCAGTAGGCCTGAAATTGTTGGCCTTGTCAAGTTTATTTGTTGCTTTCATCAATTCTTCTTGTGCTTCGATGATCGCATCAGTATTGCCGTAGTCATAAGCTTCCTTATAACTACGTTTTGCTTTCTCTACTTCTAACTCAGCTTGAGATTGGTACGTGTTAATTAATTCCTTTTCACCAGACTCAAGCAAATTCTTTAAGTGCTTGTTTTCATCCAATAATTTTTGAGCTATAGACAGTGCCTCATCTTGTTCTCTATAGGCTTCTTCTTTAGACCTACGTTCATCATGCCAAGCTTTCTTATACTGTTTAAACTTAGTTTGCACTTTGCCAGAATAATCATCTGACTCATCTGCATCTTCTAGTTCTTCAACTACGGTTTTTGGTAATGGTGTTTTACCACGATCTGCTACCGGAGCATCATCTTCAATATTAATTTCAAACTCGTTATCAATATCTTCTGTTACTTCATCTGGAAATTCAAAGTCTTTATCGTATGCCATGTCTATTCTCCATTATGCTCGTGAGATGCCGCGTGGGTCAAGTACAATACCCTCAACAGAATCATCATTAATCATGCGCATTTCTGTGCCATGGATCTTCATGCGTGTGCCTGCGTTAGGACGCACTAACACAAAATCCCCAACCTTACACCAAGGTCCAGTAGGGAAACGCTCTTTGTCAGCATAGCAATCAGGGCCCATAGCCACAACAAACAACACAGTAGCCAATAAACCCTCATAGCGTAATGTCTCATCCGCTTTGATAATTCCACTTTCGTACTCCTTATCTACCTCTGGTAATGCACATAAAATGCGAAAGCCAGAAGGTATGGGCAACTGTGTTGCTTTCTCTTCATTAGTAGCTGTTAGGTCTATTGAGCCAACAACCGTAGGGTTCTTCGCATTAGTGCCTATTAAGATTTTACTCATTAGTCTTCAAACTCCAGTTTCTTGGTTAGTGTTTCTATAGCAGTTCGTGCTTGGATTAACCCGTTGATTTGCCCACATACATATTTGTATTGGGCGTAGTCTTCAGGTCGTCCGGCAGTTAGTGCTTGTGTTAATAACGATACTCGGTCATCAATTTGTTTAAACAGAATTTCTGCTTCTTTATCCATTAGTCTTTACCACCTTTAGGTAGTATTAAAAATGTTTTTGGCTCGTTTTCATGAATATATCGAATCATCTGATCCCTATCATGAGTAGTATTTAACATCTCATCGCTTGGTGTATACGTATGCATCCCAGATTTTGGGTCAGACTGCCAACGCCCACCCATATAGTTTCCTCCATGTGCCTCATTTACCGCCCCGTGATATTTTGATTGATCACTAAATGTAGGATGGTTTGGCTTTTTATAGGTGTCTGCCCCATGCCCTGTAGAGTTATCAAACGTACTATCCCCTTTCCACATACCCCGAAGATCGTAATCTATA